GTTGTACCCGCACCTAAAGCTTTTGTGTTTATAGCGTCAGCTTTTTGAATGCTGCTTTTCAGCATATTTCCGACGTTTGTATTTTGTACTAATTGATTTCTTAAATACTGTATCTCTGATATATTAGACCTTGCTATATCGGAAGAATTACTAAGGTTCTTACTAAGCCGTGTGGTTGGGTCAATTGAACTCTCAGTTGAACTGTTTAGACCTTCAATCGCTGTAGTTAGCTGTTGAAGAGTATCGTTTAAAGTATTAGTTGTGTCGTTATCAGCCATGGTTACTGAGCAAGTTCAGGGTTTAATAGTGATATGGAGAATACATCATAAGACTTTTCTACTCTAAATGTTTTAAAGTCTCCTTGCTGTAAGGTTTTTACCAGACCTAACCTTTTCTCTCTACCGAGTAATCTTCTAGCAAGAGTAGATTCTTTGATTTGTTCAGACAATTCAGAGCTATCCCTTCCTATATTTTTTAGATATCCGTAATTTATTTTCTTATCCGCTTCACTGCTTCTCTTTTTAAGAGACAAGTATCTAGATAAGGTTCTGTTCTTGTATAAGGTATTTATCACAAATTGAAAAACTTCATCACTTAACCCTTCTATGATTAGGACTTGGAGGATTGTGTCTCCCTGTAGAGTCATTCTATAACCTTTACCCCCAGATCTTCTGGTAGACACTACAATTCCCTGGTAGTTCTTCTGTTGTCCGTTAGACCAATAACCAAACTGTATCAGGTCTCCAGGTCTTAAGACATAGAAAGGCATTTCAGATGCTCTTAAAATTCTACCCTGTGGGTCTAGCTCTCTAATTCTTTCTCTAAAGTCTTGTTGAATTCCTCTATACGGTAGTCCCATTGTAATATGTTTGAATATTTCTCATAAATATATACAGGTTTTACGTAGTCAACCCTATCATGTATAAACATAAATTATGAATAATTTAGAACAAGATTTAATAGAAGTAATTGATTTACTTAATTTTACTTTCTCTAGTGACTTTGTAGATAAATGGTCTTACAAATATGGTAAAAGATTACCTAGTTTATTTCAAATAAGACTTTTAAAGTCTTTAGATAGTAGAAAACCTTTAAAACTACAAACTGTAAATAAATTCCTTACAGTAGACTCAGGGTTCAGTGAAGAAGTTGTAGAAAGTTTCCTAGAAGATATTGACTATGAGATCTACTCCCCTATACTATCAGGAAAACTAAAATGAATGATCTAAGACAACGACAGAACATCGCAAAAGGAATTCACGACTCATCCTTCCTTAGTGGAGGAGGTGACGGGTGGGTTATTATCACTGGTATTCTTGCCATTCTTTTCTTTAGATGGCTTTTTGGACTCAGCTAAACTCTTTTTTAGCTCCCTCTGTTCATCTAGTCTTTTACAGACTACTTCTTCTGACTCAAACTTAGGACAGGCTTCCTTGTATTCACACCAATTACAAAAGATGTTTTCCTGAGCCCAGAACTCATCCTTCTTTTTCTTACGGATGCGCCAGACCTTCTCAGTCTGCATCTTCTTCCAGCGTTCAATCTGGAACCTTGTAAACTTCACAGCTACGAAGTTACCAGTCACGGGGTAGTAATGAGCACAGTAAATTTGCTCATAGGGAACACCGTGAAGCATGTGGATGGCCCATGCGTATCCTTTTAACTGATTGTCATCCATAAGGGTCTTCTTCCTCTTCTCCTTCTTAGAGGTCTTGTAATCAATAACAAGGTAGCCTCCATCAGACCCTTTAATCACTCGGTCAATGACGCCTACAAAACTAATGTCATTCTTCTCATCTAAAGGAATGCTAACGGACTGTTCTGTAGAGACCGTCTCACCCATCTTTTGATTCCAGATCAAGAAGTTCTCTAAACAGGTCTTCATCCTGTCGTTCTCATGGAACGGAACCTTGTAGGCTGCTCTCTCTTGCTCTGCAATCTTAAGAAGGGTCTTAAGGTCTTTCTCCTTATAACCAAGTTCAAATATTTTGTGAATGAATGATCCGAAATTCAAGGCATCTTCATTCTTGGCACCAAATCCTGGTAACCGATCTATATATCTCAGCTTGTATTTCCATAGGCACTGGTCTATGATGTCACTGCGAGAGGCACTAATATTATTTATAAACATGGCTGATAGTTCCTTCATTAGAAAATACTGTCTTAGTAAGTTCCAGTCTAATTATAGACTGGCTAGCGACGATGTCGAACTGGTAGTTCCATCATTGTTTATTAATAATGACTACAAGCGCCACATGTCCATTAATCTGGAGACTGGTCTGTGGAGGTGCTTTAAGAGCGGCGAGGCAGGATCTTTTGTTAAGCTCTACGCCATACTAGAGAAGTGTTCCTATCAAGAGGCTTACGAAAAGTTTGTATTTGAAGACTTTATCTCAGGAGGTGGTCTTAGTCCTCGTAGAGGTATAGACCCGATTGACCCAGGTAAAATCAAATCAAGTCTAGAGGAAGCAGAGAACTTTGAGGAAATAGAAGATCACCCCTTGATTGAAAGCCGTATGTTGAGCGGGTTCAAGTTTATGCTAGCCAAGAAAGGTAAGTACAAAGGTCGCCTAATCATCCCGTTTATTAATTCTAGAAATAAGCTTTTCTATTTCCAGGGACGTGCATTGAATGGTGAGGTGCCTAAGTATCTCAACTGCAAAGATTTGAAAAGCTCTCAGGTTCTATATCCGTTTGATTACGGTTCGTATGAGCCTCTATACATCACTGAGGGCGTCTTTGATTGCCTAAGCCTCCAGGCAGTAGGACTAAACGCTACGACAACTCTAAGCTGCTTTACGAGCCGTGAGCAGATGCTACAACTGAGTCAGTATCAAGGACCACTAGTATGTGCTTACGACAGCGACTCTGCCGGTATGCAAGGAAGAGTGAAGTTTCTCAAGCTCGCATACTGGGCTAGGAGAGAGAACCTACTGACCGTAATCCCTCCTGAAGGATCTAAGGATTGGAATGAGATTCTTGTGAACCTTGGGCCAGACGCACTACTAGAGTCAGCAGGTGACACTGTGAAGATGACCTCATTATCGTTAGATTGGTTAACGTATAATAAAGGCCATCTCGTTTGAGACGATGGTTTGATTCAGTGCAGTAAACTTCAACCTAGCGACATAAGTCCCAGTCATAGAACCTAAGTTCCCATTAAGAAGTTCAGGGTGATTCTTTAACTGATCAGTGTCAAAGTTAAACACCACCGTGTTCTCAGAAGTAACATCCATCAATCCTGAAGTATCAGAGTATCCAGAAACTTCAACTCTAGCTGCTAAGTTTCTGTCCTGATTCTTCTTATATATTTCAAGCATAGGATCCATAACTAGAGTCTGCTTGAATAAATTAGTAATGCTACGGTCGATGTTTGCATTTTCTAATGTGAACTCATTTGTAAATTTCAAATCAATTTTAGACCCAAGCACCAAGAAATTATTCTCAAGTCTGGTGGCTACACGGAATAAGAGAGGCTCAGTAACTCCAAAGAATCTGTCCTCATTAAGAGTAAACTCATTTATTATTGTGTCTAAGTCAGAACCCGCCGCCCTTCTTAAAGTCCAGACATCTATGTAGTCTCCAGTAGCGGAGACTCTATTTTCAATAATTTCTTCACCCGAAAGATTGAAAACTCCACTAGGGAGGATGCCGGGAGTGTTTAGAACACAAGCGTATTTACCTGTATCAAGCTTGTAGATGCCAGAACAATCTGGGATAATAGCGTCAGGTATGTAGTTACTAGCGTCAAACGAGTTATCGGTAGTGCGTGAAGCAGGGTTAGAGAAATGCATTAATACCTGACCGCTAACATCCTGCTTAATCTCCCCGCCAGATTCAATAACTGAGTCTGGAGACTGGTTATCAGATGCTGCGAAGATAGAGACACCACTTATCTCATAAGGATCAACATACTGGCCATCATTTATGAAATATAATAAAAGAGCAGTAGGGCCTAACACCGTAGGTCTTTCGTGCCTTGTCGTAACTCGATTCTTATTAATTTGCATAGCGTTCCTCTAGTTTTGCCATCTCATCCGAGTAAAACTTTAAAAAAGACATACGTTCTTTTTTAGTCATTGTCTTAACATCGGAATAAGAAAATCCAACTTTGCTTACTAATATGTAGGCTTGACGCAATAGGTCTTCAGAAGTTAAAGTTTCTGTTAACTCACTGAAAAAAAATCAGAATCTATCGGTACTGCAAGCGTCTCTTTATGCTTACATTTCCCGCACTTAAATACAAATCTAGGGTCAATACCGTAAGGATTATTTGAAATTTCTTTATAGATCAGCTTAACATCAGCAATTTCCATAAGTTCAATTGCTTTTGATATAAAGACAGGATCTTTATTTCCATTCAAAGAAACTATAAATCTGTAAAGATTTTTATAAGTAGTCTCGACATTCATAAAGTACTTTTCTTCTCTATTTCTGGGGAGTCGAATAAGGGCATCCACACCTAGTTTTGGAAGTCTCAAAGTTCTAGGGTCTTCAAAGTCATCAGTGACCTGGGACATATTGAGTTGTTTAGATAACTTAATATTTGTTTTAGAATCGTAATTACAATTTCTACAAACAATACTAAATTCATAATCATCTCCGTAAGATACCTCTCTGAGCTTCATCAGAAGATAATTCTTGTCCATCAGAAGTATCTCACTAACATCAATACCTTCGACAGTCTTTTCAAGAAGTTCTGTGACTATATCTTTATCGGAATCTTTTCCTGTAAGGATTAATTGTTCATCTAAGAACTTTAAAGGTGATATCGTGATGCCCTCAAAGTCTGTGTAAAACCTACCCTTAGAAGGTAGATCTGTGATGGTCATACTAGCTTGTTTAACTTTACCAAA